AAGACGGACAAGCTCATGAGCCTGGTGCTGAAACTGATCGAGGACAAGCTGAAGGAGCGCAAAGATGAAGGATGACTTAAAGGAACTCAAGAGCCAGGTGGACATGCTGGCGCATTACATGGCACAGCAGATCGCACTCACCATGGAGCACGGCAAGCTGCTCGCGATCTACAACAACAAGCTGGAGAGGCTCGCCGACCTGATCGAGGTGGAACAGGATGATCTTAATTGAGCTCACGGCCAGCGTGCTGACTATCATGACCATCTACCTCCTGGCCCATGCGGATCGCGACAACCTTTTCCAGGTGTACGGATGCTTTACCGGGCTGACCGGCCAGGCGGTATGGCTGTATATCATCTTTGCCCAGGAGCTCTATGGGCTATTGTTGGCTGACTCGGTCGTATTCATTTTATATCTAATTAGAATCAACAAGTTAATGAGAGGATCACTGCATGAGTGAGGAGTGTAAGAAAGAATGTTTCACCACGGGTGCGACACGCAACCCGATCGCCCCGGTGCGCTACGACCTGGTGCGTTGGGAGTTCATCCGGGAGCTCGCCAAGGTAATGGATGAAGGTGCCAGGAGTCACGGCGAACCCGGATCGGATGGCAACTGGGAACAAGGAATGCCACGCAGCAGCGTCATCAACCACATGTTCGAGCATTGGGACAAGTACCTCAAAGGGGACCGGAGTGAACCTCACCTGGCCAAGATGGCGTTCGGACTCATGGCGCTCTGGTGGTACGAGGACCAGGGGATCGATGTGAAGGAATAGCATAGCGTTATGCACAGACAAACATAACGGTATCTCCTTGTGAATCCTCATGGATCCGGGTAATCACCTCCGGGGAAATGGGTTGGATCTTCCGCTTCTATGGGTGGGCCGAGCCGTGGCCGACCCTCTCTCCGACTACAAGGAAAGTTAATGTACTTGTAATGTAGATGTAACCACCTACCAATTCCTTCTGTTTTGTAAGATCATCTCCTAAACTATTGTAAGGCAAGGCTTTGGGCACACGCTCGGGCCCCTGGTGTGGGGACTTTGTGACCGGGAGGGGGGCCGGGGGGGTCATTTTGTTTCCAGCTGCCGGGGTGCCTTAGGGGCGATACCCGAATTTCGGGGGGGGCGTTTACGTATATGGGGAGCCCGGCGTATAGAATTCCCCACCTGACCCTTTTGGTAAAAAGGTAGGATCATGGCCTCCAAAATATTTTTCATGATCCGACACTACTCTTTCCGTTCTCGGGGTACACTCCCCTGGGGGAGTCCTTGTGTCCGGCCGGAAAACTCCATCAGCCCTCTCCCCCCGAGTACCGGACTAAAAAAAAGAAAAGAAAAAGAAAAAGAAACAAAAAGAAAAAGAAAAGAAAGCGTTTTTTTTTATTTATCTTTTCAGTTCTCTTTTTAGTTGGCTATTAGAGTTCTATTAGAGCATGAGATCCTCGGTGATTCTTTCCGGCACGCCTCTCCCCCTTTGTTAGTCTGCAAAAAAAAAGCTTGACAGATTTTTTAAGAATGCCAAGAACCTGTCCTTTTTGCTAGGGTACCTTCGTGAATGCGAGGTGTAGACATGTGGATTTTATTGATGATCATTTTCAGCCAGCCTTTCGAGGTGGGCCAGGTGGATATTTTAGGGACTTATGCGGACCAGGACCGGTGCATGTCGGAGCACAGCCGGGCAATCGAGTTGGAAACGCCGCAGCCGGCCAGTTTCGGTTGCATTCAATTAGGGGGGGTTCATGAGATTAACGCAGCATTTCACCAGCAAGGAGATGATGTGCCCATGTTGCAGCATGATGGGCATGGACCGGGAGGTCCTTGACATTATCGAGGTGGTGCGCCAGGAGTATGGCAAACCGATGATTATCAACAGTGCGTATCGTTGCGAGAAACATAACGAGGCTATCGGGGCCAGCCCGAGCAGTTCGCATGTCCTGGGGCTGGCACTGGACATCCGGTGCGAATCATCCGGGGAGCGTTACGGGCTGCTCCGGCATTTGATGAAACATTGCACGCGCCTGGGGATCGGGAACGGATTCATCCATGCCGATTGGGACCACCTGAACAAATCCTCCAACGTGGTCTGGGCCTACTATGATTGATGTGCACCAGTTCCGGTGCCCGGTCTGCCAGACCCAGAGTGTCCTGGCCGACAACATGATGAAACAGGTGATTTTTATATGCCAGCATTGTGGTTTCCGGGAGGTGGTTCAGCACAAGTTCAAGGCCCACAAGGCCCCCTATTATTTTATTTCAGGCCAGACCGTGGGCCTTCCGGACATGTTGGGCAAGAATTAAATGAAACTATGGTGGACATCCTGGCTGCTATTTTTGATGCTTGCAAGCCCCCCTTTGCTTGCCTCCGATCGTCCGGTTCCCCCTCCTCCGGACACCGCAATCAGCTGGGATGTCCACCGGTCCCTCGGGATCGTGATGATGTTTGAAACCGACCGCGGCAAACTTTTTTTCGCGCATCCGGTACTGTACGCCCAGCAAGTGCCCGAGTGCCGCGGCATGACCATAGATGACACCGGGCCGCATCTCTGGGTAATCGAATCGGACATGACCGGGGTGCCGCTCAAGTACACGATTTTAAAAAATCCAACGGGCTACCGGTACGAGGATGAGCCCTGGCAACCCTGGGTCTGGCAGTCGTTCAAGGACCTTAACTTAAAGGAGTATAGAGAAAATGAATGACATTCTAATGGCACTGAAGGGAAAGAAAACTTTTATCCTGAGCTTTATCGCAATTTCAAGTTTATTTTGTGAGCTCCAGGGCTGGTGGATAGCCCCCAAAGAGTGGTACATGATGCTTGGATTTGGCGGCATGGCCTCGGTTCGTTCCGGAATGAGTAAGTAATTAAGGTAAAACTTTAATTTCAATTAGGAGCACATAAAAATGATGATGCCGTTCGCTCACTACCTGGTTGCGTTTCTGATCGGCTGGAGCATAGCCGCCTGGATCTACTGATGACCCTTTACCTGGTCGGCAGCGCGGTGCTGTTTGTTGTGTTTATTTTCTGGTACGCCTACCGCCAGGGTAAGCGGATTGCCGATTTGGATGCCCTGATCCATGGCAACAAGCTGCACAACGAGGTTCGTAAAAAAATAAAGGAAATCGATGCGAAAACTAAAAAGAAACTGCGCGGTATTACTCGCAGTCGCGCTCTTAAGTTCTGGCTGCGCGGGAGTAATAAGCCAGAGGACCCTTGAAACATTCGAGGCACCGCCCATACCGGCCATCCAGCCGGAAGCATCCGGACCGCACATTTTCCTACCGGATGATGATTTTATTGATCTGACCAAGTACGTCCTCGAGCTCCAGAGCCAGCTTGAGAAATGCAACGCCCAGGCGGAGGTCTTTAATGGAGAGAGATGACAAGGGTCAGTTTAAGGACACGGGTAAAGCCGTTAAAACCCGTGGGCATATCAATAAAAAGGAGCGGGAGAAAATTGATGACCTCTGCAAGCGGAAGGGGTTCAATCCGGTCAACTGGCTGATCGAGGTTGCGGAAAACGAGGACATCCCCTGGAGGGAGAGGATCCGCGCCACGATCGAAATTAATGCCTGTTTGCATCCGAAAAAGAAGGCGATGGATGTGGCAGTCGATCAGACAATCACGTTGGTCCGACAAAACATGCTGGAGGCTATAGATGTCAAACATATCGATACCTCACTTATACCGGCCGCGTACTTATCAAAAGCCGGTCTGGCTGGCGATGGAGGTGGGAATAAAAAGATTGGTCCTGGTGTGGCACCGAAGGTGCGGAAAAGACACAACAAGTCTTAACATAATGGTAGACCGGATGCTGCAACGGCCTGGATCCTACTACCATTTATTCCCGACCGCCAGACAAGGGCGCAAAGCGATCTACGAGGGGATTAACAAGGACGGCCACGCTTTTCTCGATCATTTTCCTAAACAGATTATTGTGCGGAAAAATGACCAGGAGATGCTGGTCGAGGTCAAGGGTGAGAAAGGCAACTCGATTTACCAGGTGGTCGGCACCGACAAGGGTATGGATTACCTTAGAGGGACCAACCCGGTCGGCGTGATCTTCTCGGAGTATTCGAGAATGAGCCCCGCGGTCTGGGACACGATCCGTCCGATCCTCCGGGAAAATGACGGCTGGGCCATTTTTGCGTACACCCCCTGGGGCGAGAACCATGGGTACGAACTCTATAACATGGCCAAGGGCAATGAGGATTGGTTCGCATCGTTCCTGACGGTGGATGACACCCGCGACAAGGAGGGCAAGCGATTGATCTCCGATGCCGATGTCCAGGAGGAAAAAGACTCCGGCATGAGTAAAGAAATGGTCGCGCAGGAATTTTACTGCTCATTCGCCTCGGCACTGCCCGGAGCGTATTTTGCCAGCGAAATGGAATCCTCACTCGAACAGGGCCGGATCACCCAGGTCGCTTACGAGCCGGAACTTCCGGTAGACACCTATTGGGATTTGGGGGTGTCAGACGAAAATTCGATCTGGTTCGCGCAGCATGTCGGTAACGAAACGCGCCTGATTGACTATTACGAGAACTCCGGCGAGGGCCTGGTGCATTACATCCAGGTACTCCGCGGCAAGGATTATGTTTACGGGCGGCATTTTGCGCCGCATGACATCGAGGTTAGGGAATTTTCCACGGGACGATCCCGGCGCGACACGGCGCTCAATCTCGGGATTGATTTCATAGTCGGTAAGAAGATTGACAAGATGGAGGCGATCGATGCGCTCCGGCGCTTTCTAAGCCGTTGCTGGTTTGACCAGGAACGATGCAAGCTTGGGATTGCGGCACTCCGGAATTTTCACAAGGCGTACAACGACAAAACGCGGACCTTTTCATCCCCGGTCCACGATTGGAGCTCACACGGGGTGGATGCGCTGATGGAATGTTCCAACGCCTATTACCTGGACGGGTTCGAGGCCGGGGGCAGTAAACCGTCAAGGATCCAAAATGAATACGACATTTTCAATTCCGGGAGAAACTTTTCTTTT